GCCGAGCTGCTCGGCGACTGCCGACAGCGCCGGCAGTCGATCGGCGCCCTCCGCAGCGCGGATCTGCGCCAGGCCGGCGTTCAGCTGTTCGAGTCCGAACTTGCGCTCGGCCTGCGCGAGGGTTGCGGGATCAACGTCGACGAACGCGGGGGCGTTGTCGACCAGGTCGAGGACGGCCTCGAGGGTCATGCAGCAGCGGCCTTAAGCAAATCGTTGAAATCCAGCCCCACCGGCGCGAACGCAATCCGGATTGCGCGCCCTGCCCGCGCGTATCGGCGCGCGGCACGTTCCATGGCGTTCTCGGTCAGCACCTTTTCGCTGTCGCCGTCGCCGAGCAGGATCAGCTCCTCGATAGAATCAGGGACCGACAGGCCGGGGTCATCGAGATCCGGGAAGCGATCGGGTACCTTCTGAGGCTGACCGTTGGGCCGCCTCAAGGTCGGGTGGCTGACCGTCTTGTTCGCCCGGCCGGCGAGATTGCCGAGATCGCCGGCGGCCCAGAAGGCCATATCGCCGAGCTCGCGGCCGGCCTGGTGCATCGCGGTCCAGACCGAGAGCACAGTTTCGATTCCTTCGCCGATCACCAGGCGCCGCGGCGCGGCGTGCATCACAATAGCGATATAGGCGCCCGTCTTTGAGCCACGCATCTTCTTGGAGTTGAGGACCTCGCCGGTGTCGGGATCGAGGATCTCGGCCTTCACAGGCGCCGCCGGCGTTACGTCATCCAGTGACGTCATGACGTTGAGCCAGGTCAGATGCAGCCCGCCGAACTTCCCGTCCGGCCTGATGAAAGCGCCGACCATCGCCGGGCCTTCGTGGATCTTACGCGGACCCGCCTTGCGGCCGTGATCGTCGACGGTCTCGCCGTGCCAGTACGGCATGGCCGGCGCAAACCGAAGGCCCGGGCAATGCTCCGGCAGCTGCAGGCCACGTCCCTCGAGGTACCACGCCGCCGTCGTGCCATGGATGGGCTGGGTCTGTTTCCATGTGCGGTGCAGCCGCTTGCGCTCGGCCTCGCGGTAGTCGGCCGAGGTCTTCTCACGCGCCAGGCGCTTGCGCTCGCGCTCCTCGAACAGCTCCTTGGCGCGGGCCGCGTCGATCGCCGTGCGGCCGCCGAGCTTCTCGATCGCAGCGCGGAAGTCGCAGCCCTCGACCTGCTGCACCAGACTGATTACATCGCCGCCGGTGTTGCAGTAGGCATAGCACGCCCAGCTATTGTCTTTCTCGAAGACCTCGAATCGACCCGACGTCGTCTTGCCGCCGCACATGGGGCACGGGCCGAGCAACTTCCCGCCCGATCGACGCAGCTTGGTGTAGCCCATCGCGATGTCCGCGATCGGGTTTCGGGCGCGGATGTCGTCGAGCTCGTCGTCGGTGATGCGCGCCATCAGTAGGACCTCTCCTGCACCACTTCCACGTCGGTATCGGTCGCAAGGATGGTCTGGGCACTCATCCGATCCTTCAGCCGGTCAATGATGACCTTGTCGGACAGGATGGCGTCGATCAGCCGGACGATGCCGACAAAATCGTCGCGCTTGAGCGCCTGATCGGGCATTGGCTGCTTGAGTTCGCCATCGCGCACCCGCGCATCCTGGGCGATCTCGATGGTTTCGGCCGCCAGCTGGGCGGTCTGCTGCATCCGGAAGAGCGTGGATTTTGCCGGCGGCTTCACATCGGCTCCCATTGAATCAGGACCCCGATGAAAGGCCCAAGGTGCTTGCCGTCGTGCTCCTCGAGCCAGAACGCACGCATGCCGGCCCAGTCGTCGAAGCCGTCATCGCGAGCGAACGTATCGAGTTCGGAAGGCTTGCGATATTCGATCAGGTTGCTGATGTGGTTGATCAGAACGCGTTCGCCGTGAACCCAAAGGCTGATCTTGCTAACCGCGCTGCAGCTGGCGTCGCCGATCTTGAAGCACTTCGGCGTGCGCATGCCGTTATAGTGCTGTAGCGTCTCACCAGGTCGCGCGTGCCGGCGCTTGCCGTTGGCACGGATGGTCTGGCGCTTCGGCCGGATGATCTGGCCGGGCTGGTAGCCGCCGAGCTCTCGGTGCTCATCCTGGACGGGCAGACCGAGGCCAACGCGGATCGGGGCGACGAAGCGGCCTTTGTAGGAATAGGCGACCATCAGGATCCGCCCTGAGGCAAAGTGAGCTCGCGCCAGGCAGCATCAGCGCCCTTCACGGCAGTCGTCCGGACGAGCTTTAGTATCTCGTCTACAATCACTTCTGTCTTGGCATCCTTCCCGTCTCTCTCGATCATCCCACGCATGAAGCCGGCCGCCTGTCCGATGCACACGCCTGCAGCCAGGATCGATATCCGCATCATCTCGCTGGGGTCATCGGTGAGCTGGTGGACGTCATCAAGCGCGCGGCGGACTTTGTTCGCGGCGTGCTGCGGCAGATCATTGTTCATGCTTCACCTCTGGCGTTTGCGCCGTCGATGTGAGCGACAGCCAGTCGGCGGGTAGCGGCTTCCACTCCAGCGTGGTTTTCAGGGGATGGTCGTCGTCCTCGTTTTGGCCGAAATAGATCGGCTCTAACTCGTTGTCGGACGTGTAGAACTCGCCATCGATGCGCTGAACGATAGTCGGGTGAAACGGCTTGCCCTTTGCCGGATGAAGACAGCGCGGCCTCACCAAGAAGAACTCGTAAGCCTCACTCGGCGCATTCTCAAAGTCGGTGCGCCATGCCGATCCCTCGACCAATAAGCGGGCCTGCTCCAGCTCGGCTTGGAGCCTGCGGTTGTCCTCGATCATCATGCCAAGCGTGATCGTGGTCTGATCCGAGCATCCTGCCGGGGTGAGTGAGGCTAAGAGTACAAAGCCGCAGTCCTCCGCAAACTCTTCAGCGGTGGCATACCCGTCTGGTAGAACGATCGTTGCGGTTCTGGTCAGAATTTCATTCATGACTTCGGCTCGCCGTAGAATCTCGCCATTGAGGCTTTTAGCCTCTCAGCCCGCGCCTTCCATCCGCACCACATCGCATCAACGTGAGAGTGCTTGAACTTTGGGCGGCCCCAAGCGTCCTTGTCCTCACTGCAATCCAAATGCGGGTGGGCCGCGACAAAACCAGCTCGCTCCGGGTCCACCTCCGGGTCGTTTACTTCAACGATCTTGAAGCCGAGCTTGGCGAGGTTTTCGCGGACAGCCCCGGCTTCTCCGAAGGGAGAGGCCGTATTGATCGCGAAATTGATGCGTTCTTCGGTAGTGTATTGCTTGTTCACTTTTCCCTCCGAGTTGCTGATGCGGCGAGCGCGCGGATCGCGTTGATCACGATCCATTCCGAACGTCATGACGGCGCGGCTAAGTTCCTTGGCGAATAGCCAGCCTGCGTCGCTCATTTCGGCCTCACTTCGAATTTTTGGAGGATGGCGGTGTGGAAATTCCTCGCGTCTTCATTGAGCGGTCCTCGGACCCTCCGCCGGCGCGCTGTCTTGCTCAAACCGGACATAGCGACCGATGATCTCGACCTTGACGACTGGATCCGGCCACCCTTCGGCCTTGAGCGACGTCACGCCGCTGATCATCCTCCCGTCGACGAAAACGCGCATTCTGCCTTTTGCGTCGATGCGAACCGTTGTGTTGGGCTGGGGCTTGGTCGTCATGACCTGGGGATGGTCACCTCCGACAGACGGATTAACTGTCGATGGGTGAGACAGGCTGCGCCAATGCCCGCACCAATCGTGGCGATGCACGGCGGGCCATCCCCAGATCAAGGTTTCGTCGCGCACGCGATTGCCAGCGGTAGCTTCCGGCTCAAACTTGCGGGGCAATCGCACCGGCGGATTGGCGCGACAGGTTCCATCGCTGACTTCGTAAAGCGCGCATCGACAGCAGCTTGCGTCGCTCATTTGCGCCTCACATCAAAGAATTTGAGGAAGTGCTCGGCGCGCCCGGCTGGGATTGCGAGAAGGTGCGCCAATTCCTCGATGCTCGGACTGGCAGCCGCACCCTCGACCGGGCGCGAACGCATGACCTGCAAGGCATTGGCGACGCGCTCAGATGCAATCAGGCTTTCCTTTCGCAGGGCAGCCTCGACCGCGCGCAACGTTTCTCTTAGGGGCGAGACCTGAGAAGCGCAGGCTGAAAGTTTCTCGACCTGTGCGCGGGTCTGCTGCAACTCGATCTGAAGGGCCATGTAGCTGCCGATGTAATGGGTCAGCTTCTCCTCAACGTCCTTACCGGGCACGTCGGCCAGCATGTCCCGGCATCGCTCATACTGTTGAACAGGACTGCTCATTTCGGCCTCACGTCGAATTTCTGGAGGATGGCGGTCATGACGTCGCGACCCAACCAATGCGAACGATAGACGTCCATCAGATCGTCAACGGTGACTGGGCTTGCGGTCGCTGCCGGGAGCGGCGGGTTGACCTCTGTTACGGTCAGAGTTGGCTCCATCGCCGTGCTACCTGGCTTCAGCTTCGACCAGTCAGCTGTCACCACGTATTGCGGCTGCCTGTCGCTCGCTGCCGCTGTGCGCGGGGCTGTTGCCCAGCCGTGGTGCCACATGAAAGCGCAATAGGCCGCAACGTCGCGCGGATCGCCCTTCTCGACGTGGTGAAGCAAGCCTTGTCGGCACTGCGTCTCCCAATCGTCGCGCTCCCAGCCGCTTCGGCCGTTCGCCTCGGCAAGCTTTAGCTTCGCGAGAAGGGCCTTCGCAAATCGTGCCACTAGCGCGTTCAACGGGTCATTGCAGGCCGGACAATTTGGGTCTGGCAATTCCCGCATGATGTATTGCGAGGAGCATGTGTGCCCGATGTGGTCTCGGCTTCGCGCATCTTGGGCAGGTGTTTTGTTCTGTCCACCCGGGCTGTCCGTCGATGCGAGCGCGGCCCCGATCTGCTCAGCCAAGAAATGGGCAAATGAGCCGTATTCGCAGAGCAATAGCAGCTCCCGCTTAGACTTTTCCAACAAGGGCTGCCATCTCTCGAGCTGTGCTTCTAACTGTTTGCCCCAATCGCGGAGCGGATAGATGTGGCCGCCGCCCTTACAAGTGACGGCGCCGGCTTCCATCGCGACGCGATGCCGCTTGTCTCGCTCGACTCCGACCTCGGCCAGCCTGATCGCAAGCGGGACGGTTAGATCGTCCGCCGGATCTGAGACGTTCTCATGCGCTTCACGCTCGATAACGTCTGCGGCGGCAAGCCTTGCCGGTGACTGCAAAGGCAAACCCTCGATCATGTGGCGCACCATCGCTTCAGCCTGCGTGGCGTCGAACAGGTTTGTCCCGCTCGGCATCGGATAGAGCGGTGACGCCTCGGGATGGCGGTGGCGATTTTCCAGCCGCTTGAAGGTGATGCCGCCGTCAGGGCTGAAATCCTCGGGCAGCCGCCAGCCCAAAAAGCGGTCCACCATGTGTTTAATCTGATCTTCAGACAGGCTCGCGGTCGCTGTCGAAGCGAGAGTGGCCGCCGCCTGCTTCAGGAATTTTTCAAGCTCAGACTTAGGAAACGTGGCTCTCGCCTCTGCCCCTGGAGTGCAGTCGGCCTTTTCGTCTCCGCGAAGCGTCACGATGACATTCAGACCGTCAGAGGTGCGCAGATTGATGAACGGAGGATAATATTTGTAGCCTGCACCAACTGGTGTAAGGGCTATCTGCAGCTCGGTCATTTGCATTCTCCGCTAGGTAGGTCCGTCTGCTTCCAGGTGCTGCAGCCGAACAATTGATCCGCTGTTGGCTTGCGCCCGCCCCACACGCGAAGCGGGCCGCGGCCGTCGTCACTCGGCACGATGTACCAAGTCAGCCCACCAAGACCGGCGCCAACGGCGAGGATGATCGCTATTTCAACGATGGTTCTCCGGCGCTTGGCCGGGCTGTCGTTTGGTGCGCTCATTGGTTATCTGGTCCAGGGCCAGGTCACGGCTATGACCGGGCCAAACACCAGCGAGACATGCGCTCTGTCCCATGGCGCCGGCCAGGTTTCTGTTCTCTTGAGCCAGACAAAATGCCAGTCAGCCCATGTGAGCAGGCCGACCACGGCGTAAGCGAAAGCGGCGCGTCTCATCATTTTCAAAATCGATGTCACATCACCCTCCCGCCGGCACCAGGCCGGCCGCTTGTATCCAGTCATCAATCTTGATCGCGACCAGCCGCCGCGCGGCCGAAATGTCGGCCACAGGCCACCAGGCGATGCTTGCACTCGCATCGGGCAAGGTCAGGCGGAAGCAGGCCTGGTACCGGCTGCCATCAAGTGGAATGATCTCACCCACCCTCACCTTCCCGAGCAGCACGGCCTCGCGGCCGAGCGCCAGCGGCTCGAACGACACGACGCCCTCATGTGCCTCGCTCGCCACGCTAGTCCTGCTCCGGAATGTCGCCGGTATAGATCGTCACCGGCGGATGCTGGTTGCCCAGAATGCGCAGAAGCACCGGCGCGCCGGCGACGATGGCGGCGATCTCCTCAGGGGTCGGCAGCCACGCCGTTTCCATGGCCGGCGTGTCCGGTCCATTGACGGTGCAGTTGATCGTGATGTCTCGCAGCGGCAGGCCCATATAGCCCTGCCGTTGGCCGATCACGCGCGTGGCGTCCTTGATGCGTCCGATGTGCATCACGCGGCCTTGCGCTTCTTAGCCGAGGTCTTCGCGGCCTTCTTGGCTGGTTTCTTCGCCGCCGCCCTGGCCGGCTTCTTCCCTTTCGCCGGTGCCGGCGCCGCGCTCGCCTTGAGCTTCGCAGGCGGCCCGTCATAGCCCTTTATGCGAAGCTGCGGCGGCAGCCATCCCGTCGACGGCAGGTTGGCGATTGCAAAGGTCGCGATCTCCGCACCCTTCTTGCCCTCCTGCTGGCGGGCGACGTCGGCGCCGATGGCCTCCTTGATCGCAGCAAGACACAACGCCTTCGGAATGCTGGCGAAGTAGTCCTTGGCGTCGAACGCGCCACGCAGCGCCGCGTTCATCGAGGCAGGCTTGATTGCGTCGCAGATCAGGCCGGGGTTGCCCTTCAGGAGATTGTCGTCATTGGTCGAGAACCGCTGGAAGTCCAGCGCGGCCCCGGCGACCAGCACCAGCAATTCGATGCGCTCGGCCGGCTTGAGCGCCCGTGCGAGATCGAGACAGTCGGCGAACTTCTTCGCGCCAAGCAGGTCGAGCTTGTTCGCTCCCATCCCGGTCACGTTGATCCGGATGCCGTCGCAGTTCATGTTCGAGGCCAGCTTCGCCAGAAGTACGGAAATGGCGAGATCCTGATCCTGGATCAGCGCGGTCTCAGCCGCGGATGTCAGCTGAATCGAAAGCCGCTGGATCAGCGCTTGCGATAGGTCAGGCTCAGCCGCCTTGCCCGTTTTCTTCGCGGCAGTCTTGATCTCCGGCGCTTCGCCGGACGTCGGCGGGCGTGCCGCAGCCTCCGATGCCGTCGCCGCCGGCGGCCGCTTGATGCCGTACTGGATCTCGAGCCGCCCATCATCATCAACGGAGACCATGCAGCCGAGCTTTGCCTTTTGCTTGTCAGTAAAGGCGCGCGGCATCACCGAAGCCTCAAACTGCTCGAGCTGATCGCGGGCCGCCTGCTCCGCCTCCCAATCGTAGTCCTCGGCCTGCTCCAGATCATCCGCGAGCTTGTTAAGGCGCTTGGCCTCAGCGGCCTCCTCCGGAGTGAATACCTTGGTTACGTCGACGCGTTCCGTCGGCCAGCTGCGCCAGGACTTCGGAAGATCATCCTCGACCGCTGCCCATTGCCATCCTTGCTCGACGACCAGTCGGTCGCATTCCTTTGTTAGCCGCTCGCCGACCATGGCCTTGAGCAGCACGTCGTCGGAGACGATGTGCTCCTCTCGGAAGAGATCCTCGGTCACGGCACCACCCCGCGCTCGATAGGCATCGACGCCGACGAAGTTCACCAGCGAGCCGACATCTTCATTGCCCTTGACACCGAGCTCCGCCCGAATGCTGTGACGATCAAGGTCGTTCTGCTTAGATAGCTTTTTGAAGAGTCGATCCTGGTTCTTGTGATCACCAGCCATGGTGAACGTCTGGGCCACGTCCGCCTTGATCTCGCCCTTGCGCCAGCCGTCACGGATGATCGGCGACAACCGCCCAAGCGCAAGCGCCTGGCGCACCTGCTTGTCGGTCAGCCCGTATTGCTGTGCAATCTCCTCCTCGCTCTTGCCGTGCTCCTCGAGGCGCGCGAACGCTTCGTATTGGTCGACGGGGTGGAGCTGCTCGGCGGTGATCGCGGTCGTCAGCGAATATTCGAAGGCCTTGGTCTCGTCGACCTGGTGCATAGTGCACGGGATCGGCAGCTCCGAGCCTTCCGCCTCGATCATGCGCAGCGCCGCGAGACGACGGTTGCCGTTGGCGACTGAATAGAAGCCTTCGCCGGCGTCCTTGACGACCAGGTTCTCGATCAGGCCTGACGGGTTGTCGGCGGAGCGGTTGGCGAAGATGTTGGCCGCAAGCGCGGCGATGCCGTCTTCCCGGCCGGCGACGCGGGCGTTGATCCCCTCGCCGTCTTCATGGCCGAACTTGAGCATCTTCAGCGGGACCTTGATATCCATGGCGGTGGGCTCCCTTAGGTCTTGTTGGGTGAATATTGGCGGACGAGCTCGGCAGTCTCTCGGTAGCGTTGACGCAGGATATCGACGGTCGAGCCTGGGCCCCGCGAGATAGGTGCCGCCTGCGCGATCATCGCCTCGAGGATGGCGATGTGATTGAGCAGTATCTGGCGCTCGACGTCGTTCATTGATCGCCCTCGACCAGGTAAGCCGCGGCGCGCCCCAGCGGCGACGCCGGCGTGCCGTCCGGATTGCTCTTCATGGCGTGGGCGATGACGTCGGGCGGGCAGCCGAACTGCAGCGCGAGCGACATCAGTATGGCTCCATCCTTTGCTAGCACGTCGGCCTGGGTGTTGACCTTCTGCGCGCTGATGAAGACCTCAGCGATCGGGCCGAAGCGCACCGAACCGCCGCAGCTGCCGTTGCAGAGCATTTCCCGGCCTAGCCCGACCTTGTAGCGCTGGCCTTCGTGCTCGATCGCGATGGTTTCGTGGCGCCGGCGGGTGGCGAGGCGGTGGCGTCGGGTCATTGCTGATCCTCGCTCGCAAGCTTCACCAGTGCGAAGCGGATCAACTCGCGCAAAGCCATTTCCTCATCAACGATCACCTTGACGAGGTCAGCATCATCACCGGGACCGCCGATCACGTTGACGGCTTTCATGAGAGCTGCCGCCCCGCGACAAGCCGCCGCGCGATCAAGCTTGGGCGCGAAGTCAGGTACTCGCCTCATGCCGCCACCCCCGTCCATTCGAGCTCATCCCCCCAGGAAACCCATCCCTTTCGCGGCCGCCTTGCTTGAAGCTCAAGATAATCGCCCTCGGTGAGACGCTCGATGCGGTCGAGCCATTCGTCGGGCTTGCGGGAGTGCTCCATCACGGGCGCGACGATCAACTGGCGCACGTCGGCATAGAGGCGCTTGGGGTTGCCCTTGGTGGCGAGCCAGCATTGCTCAGGGTTGGCGCGGGTCCAGTAGCCCTGCCCCATGTGCCAGCCCTCGCCCGACGCGTTCTGCTTGACCCAGGTGAAGGCCGTGGTGACGTGCTTCAGGCCCCAGTGCGCCAGCAGATCGAGCGCGTCCTGAGGGCACCAGTCGACCATCCACATATAGAAGGCGCCGTCGTCGGCGAGCAGCTGGCCGACCGGGAGGTCCTTGATCTTGTCGACCTCTTCAGTCTTGTAGTGGATGTTCGCCGACCGGCCCTCGCCGGCCGCTGAGCGCGTCAGGAATTTCCACTGCGGGTCCGAGCCGATCGAACCGAAGCGCTTGCCAGTCAGCGCCAGCGCGCCGAGATCGGCGATGCAGCCGCCCTTCTCGGTCCGCGCCGCATGCGCCGCGCGACGGCCGGCGATCTCGGCATCCTTGGCCGCAGCTTGAATCGGATCGACCAGGATGGCGCCGCCACTCTTTATCTTATCGCGGGCGGATTCGGTGAGCTGCTCGAAGACATCATCATCCAGAGCCGCCGCCTTCTGCGCCTTGGCGGACAGCTTGCGATCGACGCCGATGTCCGGCAGCGTAATACGTTCGCCGGCGCCATCCTTGCGCTTGCGTCCCTCGGCGATCTGCCCCGCCTCCTTGGCCGCGGCGAGCAGGACGCCCAGGCGCCGCTCGGCCCGCATCTGGAACACGGTCGCATCGGCGAGCAGCGCGCGGTCCTGGATCTGACGCGCGTAGAGCTTGACGTGCTCGAGCTCGTCGCGGACGGCCATCACCTGGTCCACCTTGGCGGCCTCGGCAAGGGCGACGCGGGCGCGATCGTATGCGGCGAGCATGGTCATGCCAGCTCCACCAGCTGACGGCCGACACCGCGCTGCGTCCGCACCTCGAGGCCGATCTGCTTGAGGCTCTTCAGGTCGTGAACGAGCGCGTCGAGCATCTCGACCGCATTGCCCGGTCGCGCGCTCCAGATCCGCGCGATGATGAATTCATCACCGACGCAATTCGGCATGGCCTTTGCGAGCACGCCTACCAGCGAGGCCGCGCGCGGAACCACGCGGACCTTCCGACCATTGAACGAGATCTCTTGGCTGCCGATACAAAGGGGCCCCCGCGCAGCAACGGTGGCTATTGGCGGCGCCGCTGGTACAATGGCGGACGCAGGTGACTTCGCGGCCGCCGGGGCTGGCGTAGCGGCCGCGGGCAGCTCCGGCTCGACCTTGCCGTCGAGATGGGCTGCAATGGCCTCGACCAGTGCACCCGAAACCGTGTCTGCGGACTCGATCGACTTGGCAGAGGCTGCCGTGAACTGGGCAGCAAAATCAAACGTCTGCATGGCGAAGATAAGCCGCGCGCGATCGGCGAGCCATTGCGGCTCGGCCTCGAGCACGGTGCATAGCGCCTGGACGATCGCCTTCCGGATCATGCCGGTATTGCCGCGGCGGGTCTTGGTGATGCAGCAGAGCGCCGCGACCAGGACGCCGCGGCCGAACTTCTCCAGTGCCGCTTGCAGCATGGCAACCGCCAGCGTCTCGCCCGGTTGCATCTTGTTCGCTGGGACCGGGTAACGGCAGATCTTGACGCCGGCCTCAGCGCACGCCTCGGTAAGTTCGGCAGCAGCTTTGCTGCCGGCGGCAAGGCGGGCGGCGTGCAGCTGCAGCGGTGATATCGCCGTGACGTTGGCGTTGATGGCGACGAAGGCGTCCGCCTGGTCGGCCTGGTCGACCTGGATGATCACGCAAGGCACGGCTTCGAAGCCGCTCGCGGCCGCCGCCGTCGTGCGGTGCTGGCCGTCGATAATGGCGAACAGCCCCTCGCCGATCGGCGCCACCACCACGGGCGTAAACTTCGCCCATCTGAACTGCGGCACGATAGCGACAATGTTGTCGGCGCCGCGCCGGCCGATCTCCCGCTGGTAGCGCGGGTCGATTCGCAGCTTGGCGATCTTGAGCCACTGCAGCTCGGGACGCTCGCCAGCATCCGACTTGGGACCGCGCGGAATACGCTGCAGGAACGGCTTCGGATCGATGGTGCGGAGCCTGCTCATGCCGGCACCCGCGGGAATTCGTTGTGCTCGACGCCGTCAAGGAGCCGGCCCGCGGCCTTCTTGCCGATCCGCGAAACCGTCTGGGCTTCGTCGTAGTTGCCGTCTTGGAAATCACACCACATTGGGCGGAAGACTTCGCTCCAGCGGCCATCTTCCCATTCGCGATGATCGAACCGGCTGATCTCCGGATTGTCGGCTATCGACCATCCATCGCCGGCGCCAATTTGTGGAGCCCACTCGCCCCACTGCTTGAAGAGGAACGCAACCTTGGCAGAAGCGCACTGATCGCGCAGAGCCCTCGCCCAATCGGGATGCATTGGGCGCGCCGATCGGCCGCTTTCGCCTCCAACGATCACCCAGTCCAGCTTGGCTGTGTTGGCCTGATCGCCGCGGAAGCCGGCGAGCGCGTCATGCACGATGGTTAGAGAATCTTGCGCCCAGGTACGGCCGCCCACGGAATAGAGCGTGATCGGCCCGAGCATCGGCTCAATCGAGACAAACCGCACCACCGCGGGCGTCGCGAGCAAGTCCGGAATCCGCTCATCGGCCTCAGGCTGCCGCTCTGCCGAGACACCCAGCCAGACGTTCGGGAGCGAGCCGCTAACAATGTTGATCTTACCGAACGCGAAACCCGGAAGCGCCTTCGCTATGCCGTAGGAACGATGAGCCCAATCGCCGCAGAGATACTCCCGCATCCGCTTCGCGCGCTTCGTCAGCACCTGGAACGTGTGTTGCGTCGCCAGCGCCATCACGGCGAACATCCTGTCGAGCATCTCGTCGGTGACGAAGTCCGCAAAGGCGTCCGTCATCGAGCATACAAAAATCCTGCGCGGCTTCTTCCAGCGCAGCGGCTGGGTCAGCATCTCTTCGTCGAGGAATACCTCGATGTCTTTGCGGTGGCCGGGCTTGAACGGAAGGCCAGTGCCGAGGCGTTTGTTGAAGCCCTCGGAATAGCAGTGCTCGCATCCGGTAGTGGCGTGCTCACAGTGCCAGCCGACCCTGCCGGTCTTGAGGTTGCGCGCGCGGATCGGATTCCAACTCGCATCCGTCCATTCGATCGCGGATCTGTCCGCCATCACCGCTTATCCCACTGTTGAGGCAATCCGAGGCTTTTGATCAGATTGCCGCTGTCGGCCCAGCTGGCATGGCCGAGCCATGCCGCGAGGAATTCGTGCAGCCGCTCGTCATCGCCGCGGGCTCGCAGCGCCGCGATGGTCCGCCTGGCGCGGATCACGCTGTCGCGGCGCAGTAGCTTGTGGCTGGCCCAGATGCGATAGCCGAGGAAGTTGACGCCTCGGGAGACGCTCGCGACCTGCCATTTCGAGAAGCGCAAGCCGAGCTCGCGGGCAGCGTAGGTCTCGATCTCGTCCTTGAGGGCGCGCAGATGCTCTGAGGAGCGGCCGAGCACGACGAGATCATCCATGTAGCGATACCAGAGCCGCTCGCCGAGATCCTGCTGCAGGTGACGATCGATCGTGGCACCGGCATAGACGTTGGCGAAGATCTGCGAGGTCAGACTGCCGATCGGCAGGCCAATGCCGGATCGTGGCACCATCGCCTGGATCAGCGTCAGCGTGGCCTTGCACGAGATCTTCGCCTCGATCAGCCGCCACAACACGCTGCGCTCGATCGAGGCGAAATAGCGCGAGAAGTCGGTCTTGAGGAAATAGAGGTCCCCAGCGCGGGCCTCGCGCCTGAGGTCGCTCTGCAGCTGGATCACACCGGCATGGGTGCCCTTACCCGGCCGACAGGCATAGGCTCGCGGCAGCATCGCAGAATCGAAGATCGGACCGATCACTAGGCAGAGTGCCTGCTGTGCGATCCGGTCACGGAACGGCAGCGCCTGGATCAGGCGCCGCTTGGGATCCAGGATGAAGAATTCGTGGGGCTCACCTGCCTGGTAGCGGCCGGTGGCCATATCTCTGGCGAGGTCTGCGAGATTGAGCGCTGAAAATTCCTTGAACTCGAGATAGCCCGGCGTCAGCCGCTTACCGGCTGCGGTAAGACGCAGGGCGGCTTCCATGTTGCTGAGCGAGGTGACCTTGCCGATGAGGTTGCGGTAGCGTCGCGCCATTGCGCGGCTCCCTATCATTCCAATTCCAATGGGCGGGCACGATGGAGAAGCCGGCCGCGGGTCTCGACGACACCTTATGGTGCCGCTACGCCCCGCTCTGCCGGACCGCGCAGTGTGTTTGCCGAAGCAGGAGAAGCGGGCTGACCACAGTTTTGATGTGACCGGCCGGCGAGGCCATGGCCCGCGCCGAGCGATAATCACGGATCCGTCGTCACTGCGGCCGCGAGCGCCGATGTTCTCGTTCGAGTTCTCCGCCCAGTTGTCGAGGTTTGCGTAGCGCGAGCCCGCGTTGCCCTCGTTCCACCAGGACCCGCCGAGGATCGAAGCGCGCGGCGACATCATTGCCCCGTCTCCCCCATCCGCGGGCCGAAGGTCCGCGAATTCTTGCTTGCTAACGACGCCGCCACCAGCTTCTTCTGCCATGCGTTCAGCATGCCGCCCGGCTGCGCCAGGAGGGCCAGAGCGGTGACATGCTGTTTCGGCGTCAGGATCTTGATCTCGCCGCGCGCCAGAAAGCGCAGAAAGGCACGCAGCGTTGCAAACTCAGCATCGATCGCATAGAGCCTCGAGATCTGCCGAGACTTTGCCGCATGATAGAGCCCACCGATTGGCGTGAACAATGCGGCAAGCACGGCGTCCCGGAGGACGCCATGCTTGCGCGGACTATTCTGCAGGATCGGATAGAGATAAGTCACGAAGGCCTCGTATTTTTCGACGATCGCCAGGGCTTCCGTTGCCGAACTGTCGTCCTTGACGATCATCGAAGGTGCATCACTCAAGGGCGTCGCTGCCGCTCCGCCTAGCCGAGTTGCAGGTGATCACTGCGGCCGCGAGCGCCGACGTCCTCGCGCGAGTTCTCCGCCCAGTGGTCGAGGTGTGCGAAGCGCGAGCCCGCGTCGCCCCCGCTCCACCAGGACCCGCCGAGGATCGAAGCGCGCGGCTCGTCGGGATCGCCATCGTGACCCCAGATCCACAGATTGCCGGTCGCCTGCATCAGCCCAAAACGGCTGGTGCGAGGCGCATCGAGATTGGTGCGCTCAGGGTCGCTGCCGATGGCGGTGCGCTCGGTAACGCCGATCGTCGCGGCCGCGAACTCATCGAACGACAAAAGCTGCTTGCCGTGATGCTGCGCCACCGCGCAGGCCGTGGCATAGTCGAACCGCTTGAACGCCTTCCCGGTCGCGGGGTCGAGCGGGCAATCATCGCCATCGGCGATCAACACATCGAAGGCGCTGGTGCCGTTCTCGAGATGATTGACGCCTGTCAGATAGATATCGCACCAGAACTGACGACCCGGCGCCGTTACAAGCGCCATGCCGCGCGGATCGGCGCATGCGGGCCGGAAATTGCGGTCCCATAGCGAAGACGGGTTGATCGCGGACGCGTCGTCGCCCCCACTGCGCGCAGCTGCATTGCCGCCAGGGGCGAAGTGGAAGCCGCCGAGACAGAGACCGCCGCCGCCATCGGCAAATTTCACCGCGACCAGCTCGCCATCGTTGATCTCGACCAGATAATCATTGCCCGGCTCGAGTGAGGTGATCTTCACCTCGGTATCGGCCGCGAAGCTCACACCGGCGAAGTGCGTGCCAGCCTTGACCAGAACGGTCGATAGACCTTCAACTTTCAATGCCGGCGAAGCCGGGTCGGCCTTAACGAGAAGCGGCGCTGCGCTCTCGGTCTTTACAGTCACACTCATGTGTCATGCTCCATGTTCACCGGCTCGCGGCCGGAATTTCGGAATTGATCATCACGGGCGAAGCTCTTCCGTCAGCACCAGCGCGAGGCCGGCGCGATCGAGCATGGCCTTGAAGGTGTCGACGGAGCCGGGCATGCCGAGTGCGCTATTGGCGACCTGGCGAAGCGCGGCGCCGAGGCGGCGATCGACCTCGCCGAGGATCTCTTCAGGTGGAAGATCACGCTGGCCTTTCATCAACCGACCTCCGCGATCGCCGCGTCGCGCGCGGCGTTGAGCTCGGACATCTTCTCGATCGAGCCGCCTTCGCGGTCAGGATGAAACTCCTGCGCCAGGCGCTTGTAGTTGGCCTCGATCACCGCCCTGGTCGCGTTGCCCCCGACCTGCAGGATGTCGCGCCAGTGCTTGCCTTGCGGCGCCGGCAACGCCTGAAAGCCGGAGAAGGTGGCGCGCACCAGCGCGAGCGTGCCGTGGCGAAGCTCGACGCGGCGCGCCTCGATGATGTGATGGATCGCCTGCAGGTTGGCCGCCGGCGTGTCGTAGCGATCGACGGGGATGCAGACCTGCAGGCCGTCCCAGGAGAACCAGACGGCGACACCGGGATCGGCCGGGCGTGTGCCGGTATTGATCGTCAGCGGGTTGAAGTCGATGTTGCTCGACAACACCGGGTCTTCGATCTTCTTGCCGCTGTCCTTGGCGAAGAGCTCGAGGCTCTTCTTGACGTTGCGCAAGGCTGTCTCGAAGTTGGTCTTGAACGAGCCCGGACCGCGGCCGTGCTTCCAGCGCGGGAAGCCGGATGGCCACTGCAACGGATAGGCTTGCGCCTGCGGGAGCGAGCGATCGGCCATCAGTGCGCCCTCGCCTCGCCAGGGTAAACCGACGCGCCCAGCTTGCGGAGCGCGTCAACGATTTCCTGCTCGCGAAGCTGCAGACGATCGAGGGCGACCCGGTTGCGCATCTCGTCTCGCGACAGGTCGAGGACCTCACGGTGCAGCTCGGCGTATTCGGCGCGGAGCCGGAGAACTTCGGTCATCGCCGCATCTCCTCCGACACCGCGCGTTCATTGCGGAGCGCCTGCCAGGCAGCGCGGCGGAGCAGCGGCAGCGTCGCGCCGATCAGCATCTGCCAGTAAGCTTGCGAATCCGGCTCCGCGAAGAAGGCCTCGATCGCCGTGCACATCACGACACCGGCGCGCGTGGAGCGGATGCCGTCGCAAGGCGAGTTGTCTGCATGCTTGACGGCCGCGGCGACCTCTGAGAAGCCGGCCGGCAAGTGCGTCGGCATCTGATGCAAGGGGCGCCGCATCATGTCTTCGGCGGTCGCGATCAGCACTGTCAGGTGCTCGGAGAGTGGCTTCATCTGCGATCCTTATTGAGCTGCCGGCTTTGTTGCATCACGAGTTCGACCAGGGCGGCCATGACGGCGTGCCAGCGATCTTCATGCGATGGCCAGCGCGAGACGTCGCGCACCACCCGTGCAGTGCGCATCATGGTGATGACGAGCAGTTTCACCGGGATCAGGAAAGACGTGGTCTCCGGATCTTCGATCACCATGAGATCGAGAAAGAGCCGATCTGCATTGTCCGCGAGCTGCTGCACGGAATGGCGATCGTCGAGGAACGCCGTGGCATAAGACACAGCGTGGCCCGCAATCAGGTTGGCCTGCTCGAGGCGGGTTAGGTGCTGCTGCATCACACATCCCTCTTCGGGGCGCCACCGAATACGCGCGCAATCTCTTCGGTCTGAAACTGCCGCGCCTTAACGAGATCGAGATCCCGCGGCGTCAGCGGCCCTCGGAAGGTGAGAACGACGGCCGTCCCCGACAGGGATGCAGGACGGCCGCCGCTCTCGTTCCGCCGGAGGGCGACCGGGGACCGTGTGTACGTGTCTGGGATGCCCCATGCGCGGAAGTCGCTGGCGTCGCGCTTGCGCCCGCCGCGACCATACTTGAGCGAGACGCTCTCGCCCGGAACGAGCGGCAACAAGAAGCGCTCGCGCGGAACGGTCTGGATCTCGCCGAAGGGATAGAAGAACGGATCGCCCGCCACCGCGGAAGGCGACGAACCGAACGCGGCCCCTCGGCTGACGATCCGTAGCGCGCACGCCAACAGAAGCGCGATCAGAATGAGGATGATGGGCAGCAGCGCCATCAGGATATCGATGATGGGGATCATTGCAGCCTGCCCTTGCGGATGCCGATCAATGCGATGGGCCACCCGGCGATCAGCACCAGGGTGATCAGGAGGTTGCCGATGAAATCGAGCACCTCGCCCGATCCGGTCAGCTCGGTCCCGTAGACGCGCGCGAGGCGCCCGCGGCTGTAGGCGAACATCCAGACCAGCGAGCCGATCAGGATGTGGACCAGGACCGCGGTGACCACGGCGCGCAGCATCGGTTGGTCGGCAAGCATCGGATTGCCTCCTGTTGCAAGGACGCAGAAGCTCACGCCCGGAAATGACCGAACGGGTGCAGCTGCAGGTGATGTCGGGATACGCTGGTGACGCTACTGGAAACTCGATGCGAAGGCTTCAGCTGTCGGTGACGGCGAGCCTCGCGGATTTCGGAATGAAGTCAGGTCGATCCGGGACAAACGCGTCGTCGTTGTCACTGGCATGGAGGTGAATCCGCATCGCCCAGTCATAGGCGCAGTCCATCTGATCTTGCGTCCAGGTCGCCACCATCTCCTCGGTAACGTGGACGTCGGCGACCAGAAGCAGCGAGTTGAAGCAGATCGCGGCGTTGACGACGCCGTCATTGCCGATCGGCTTGAGGAGATCTTCCCTGGTCGGATCCACGTGCGCCGGCGAAACGACTTGGAGCTCCATGCCGCCGTCGAGCACAACGATCTTGTTCTGGATCTTTAGGCTGTTCTTGAAGGTCTCCACGATCCGACGCGCGACTTCGTGGGAAAGATGCTCCCTCGTTTTCAAAATAACGATGTCAGTCGGCTCAAGCTCAAGCTTGGCAATGACCCCGACTAGGGGAAGCTCCTCGCTCATATCGTCCTCCCTGAAAAGCTCCGGGCGACGGCGGGGCACTTAGCGCGTTGACGCGCCCTTCCCGACGCAGGTTGACGCACGATGGCGAACCCACGTGTCATTGACCCGGGCTGATGGATGCCAAGGCCGTCGCCCGAACTGTGATTGGAAGCACGCAGCGATCCCACGAGAGGCAATCGTTGTCGCGTGGACAACCCCTCACCTATCCCGCGACCCAGGATCGTCGGTTCGGGACCGCTGCGCTTCCCGATAATATCAGAATTGGTTGCAGGGGTCAGATTCGAACTGACGACCTTGTGGTTATGAGCCACACGAGCTGACCGGGCTGCTCTACCCTGCATGAAACTGGTTGAGCGTCTTTCCGCCCTGTCACCGCTGTCCCGGCCTGCAAGGTTTGCGGTTGTCCCATCTACGACCCCGGGATGGAGCATGGCGCTAGTGCCTCTCGCGCTTCCGATGGCAGAATAAGAATTGGCACTGCCAAAGCTCGGTTGCCGGTCTCTCCCGGCCGTCACGTCGCGATTGCGGTATGCGCCGCCCATCTTACGGCCCGGCGAAGATGACGTTTCCGGATCCGTACCAGGAAGCTCGCCGCTCGCGTCTGGTCTCCGCTTTTCGTGCGACGATGCCTGAGAAATCAGTGCAGTCTCTCCCGCTGTCACGCCCCGTTCGCTGACGTTTGAGGATCGCCCTAAAGCCGGCCAACTCAGCTTCCCGGTCCACGCCGGTTCGCCTACTCGCAACCCCATCGACGCGGGCCCCATCATGGCATGGCCCGTGCTCGCCGCTTTGCCTTCGGTTGCTTTCGCTTGGGATAGGAAATTCAGGCCGCGGACACCCGTATCGCGGCGCAGGCCCGATGCGCGCGCATCCAGATGCGCCGCGACGACCAGATCACAATGATCCGCGCCGGCGCACCGCGCGGAAAACCGCGCGTGATCAACTTCATGAATGGAAAGTACGGCATCGATCCCTTCGCGCCGTTGCAGGGCTGGCAGGCGGCCACGATATTGCCCCGCCAGGTGCGCCCTCGCCGGCACTGCGGCCATTTGTGATCGGCTGTCGCGCACTCGATCGAGAGCGGGGATCGGCAATAATGACAGCGCCCCTTCTGCTGCTTCAAGGCCGCAAGCTTCAGGCGCTGCAACTTGGTCATTCACCACCAGACCCGTCATGCTGCGCCCCCGCTTGCGGAGCCGCAGTTCGCGGCTCACCATCGGGAAAGCCTTGAACTGGAGGCGTGGCGCGAGTTTTCCACAGCTATCCACACCGCGCGAATTCGGACTATCGGCAGTACAAAAACTTTCGCGGTAAGCGCGAGTCGAGTTTTCCACAGGGGCAAAACAGCGGGCCTCCGAAGGACCAACGGGCTTACCGGTTCCGGTGCGGGAACGTACCTTGCGGCTCATCGCACTTCCCCCACCGGTTGTAGAGGCCTGGCGTGCATCAAGGTCAACGACTCGTAAGTCAGCCAATCGATGCCACGCTCCGAAGCGGCGGCGACGATCGAGGGCCATAGATCGACTGAGATGCTCTCCCGGCGCTTCATCTCCGAAGCCGTCGACGGGCGCCTCAAACCGAACGTCCGCGCGAAGTCGGTCGGACCACCGAAAGCGGCGAACACGTCCGAGACCGTTTTCTGCGAATCATCCTGTCCCATAAGCGAGTGACCTACATGATTCGTGTTGATTTGGTCAACATGACTTGTGTCAACACATTTTGTGACTATGCGCCCATGGAGACCATGGGCGAACGGCTGCGCCAAGCGCGCAGAAAAGCTGGATTTTCAAGTGCAATGGCTGCAGCGAAGAAGTTCGGCTGGCCGTCATCGACCTATGCCGCCCACGAGAACGGGCAAAACGAATATTCTGTGGATGTCGCCGAGAAATACGCCCGTGCATTCAAGGTGACCGCCAGTTGGCTTCTGACCGAGGAGGGCGCGTCAACCCGGCGGAATATCGCAATCGTCGAAGGTCTGGTCGGGGCCGGCGGCGTGGTCGACACCAGCGCAGAGAATACCGGCCCGGACGGTCTCGAGGAAATTGAGGTCCCCTTCCCGCTTCCTGAGAACGCCGCAGCTTTCAGGGTCGCGGGCGATTCCATGTTCCCGCGCTATGACAATGGCGACATCATCATCGTGGTCAAGCGCCAGCAGCCACCGTCAGAGCTGCTGAACGTCGAATCGCTGGTCACTACGACGGAAGGCAGCCGTTTCCTCAAGCGCATTGTTCAAGGTGCGCGCAAGGGCCAGTTTGACCTGGAAAGCTTCAATGCGCCGCCGATAAGGAACGTCAAAATCCAGAGCGCCACTGAGGTGCACTCCGTCGTTCGCCGAGGCAAATGGAAGAGCCTCGACCAAGCGAGTAGGAGACGAATGCACCAGATACTACGCACCCCATGACCGAGCCTCCGCCGCTTCCAAGCTTGGCCGCCGCGCGTAAACAGCCATCTCCTATCTTGCGTGCCATCAGTATCGGCCTCTTCTGCTTCTTCGTAATCCTTATTTGTTATTCTCTTCAAGAGATTCAGTCCCAGAGGGCTGCCGCTGCTGCCGATGCGCGGTTGAGAGATGCCGCAGCGGTAGCGGCCGGCTTCGCTGATGATGCCGATTTGCGAAAGGCCAAATCCCAGAACATCACCGACCCCGCCGCATGGCGCACGAAGGTCGCCGGCGATAAGGCGAGAGCGGAGAAGCGAGCCGCGGAGCTCAAAGCCGAGCTTGCAGAGCTACAGCGGCCCGTCACGGATCGGATGGATATCACTGACCAGTCCTGGGAAAAGGGCGGCTTTAACAGCGTCGGCATAATGAACTTCACAATCAAGAACGGCAACGCCTACGCCGTGAAAGACGTGACGGTTAGCTGCCGATTCTTTGGAAAAAGCGGCACCTTGCTTAATGACAACTCGCAGACGGTCTATGACATCGTACCGGCGAACGCGACGAAGAGGTTCACAAAGGTCAACGTCGGGTTCATCAATTCCCAGGCCCAGCGAGGCGGATGCGACCTGAAAAACGCACGCCGGCTATAAACCTACACGATTCGTGTTGACATGTTTCATGTAGATTTCTAAGTTGTCTCCCGCGCCACTGCTTCACGGGAGCCCTCCATGCCGTCCGTCAGACCGAAAGTTGCCCAGGCTGTCGCGCCCGCCGTTGGCGACTACGTTGTCCGCCCCGCGTATGACGGCACTTGCGGCGCATGCGTTCAGCGCAAAACTGGCGATCGCTACGACGACGTCACGCTGCTCGGCACCCATTGCGAGACTGACGAAGGAGCGAAAGCCCTCGCGACGCTCATGAATGACGCGAAGCGTCTCGCGCAACGCTTCCATCTCATCAGCACCAGGAAACCCACGCCCGGCCACCTGCCGGAGGAGTGGGTCAAGCATCTGATCGTCACCGCCGTGGCCAGGGCAATCGACGGACCGCGGCCGCTTATCTTCGGCAGCCGGGAGGCTCGCGAATATGCCGAGCAGATGGCCGAGTGGTCGAAAGATGGAGATCGCTCATGAGCGGCGACGGCAAGTCAGCGCGCCTTTTTGGATCAGGGCGATGAGCAGGTGCGTCGTCAAAATTTTCGCCGCCATGCCCTGTGCCGCGCCCTGCAGCAACAACGGCGCCTTGTCGTCATGGTTCGTCATCGAACGTGTCTCCATCCATCAATCCACGATCGCTACGCCGAGCTGATGACGAAGCATCGCATGAAGCTGGAGGCAGCATGAACAAGCGTGAGCTCGAAGAGCACCGCAGCCGCAACTATTGGGACCAAGTCCACGCCGCCAATCTGATGTCGGCAATAAGGTGCTGCCCGGTTGGGTTGTGGCGCGATGACCTCATGGAGGCGCACCTGCATCTCGTTTTCCACTTCGCCCACGAAGAAAACAAACAGCACGACTGGTGCGCCCAACGTGGGATTCCCTCGGTCCTGGAACTACAAAAGATTGTAACCCGGAGTAGCGTCAATGCGTAAGCTTCTTGAGATCTCCAACATCGTCTACGTCGGCCGCCCTCGCGGATCCGACCGCAGGCAGGTCACGCCCTCCAGCCCCGGCGTGACCTGCCTGGTTCTCGTCCGTCATCAGCAGACGGCCAAGGCGATCCTCGTCTCCGACTGCGGCGTCTACCGCAAGGCCGTGTGGGTGCCGAAGGCGATGGTCACGATCGAGGAGCCGTCCGAGCGCGGCATCCTGGTCACGACGATGTCGAAGGCCTTTGCCGAGCAGAAGAACCTGCATCCGCGCTTCATCGATCCGGAATTGTTCAATCAGGCCACGCGCGAGGCGCTCGAACTCGCGGTCAAACGCGCGGCCAGAAAACGGAATTCCTACCGCGGGCATCGCGCGCCGCACGCCCGTCACGACACCCAGAATCTTTTCGCCTGACAAAAAGCGCGGCCGGGCGGCGGCACGTGGCGTAACGCCGCCGCCCACCCCGCAATTCCTTCAACCGCCAGAGGATTTTGACATGCATGTCGCCCGCAAGCCGGCCCGCCACGCCGAGACTGCAAAGATCGTCCACTTCGTCAGCGAGCGCGAGATCGGCGCCGTCATGGCCGCGATCGAGGATCCGTTCGGCACCAGCGCGCGATGCGCGTTCAGCCCGGACGGCCAGCACCACGCGATCGGATCCTGCGGCGACGTCGTCTGCTGCCATTGCTCGCGCATCTTCTGGAGCTAGGGCAAATGGCCGTCATCACCATTCATCCCCTGCCCGACGGCCCGCTCTGCCTCGATGCCGTTCGTGCCCAGCGCATCGCCAAAGTCGCCGAGATGGCCTCGCGCCTGGTCGAGACCGGCGCCTTCGTCGACCGCGGCGATTCCATCATGGTGCTGGTCTCGTTCGGCTACTCGCCGCTCGAGGTTCACGCGCTAGTCGCTGATGCGCGGCAGGTCGCAACCGAGCACGTGGTGGCGATGGAGATGACTGAGCTGTGACCCTCTCCCGCCCGCAACGTATTTCCCGCCCAGAGCCGCCAGGCTCGCTGCTGAAGCGCATCACCGTGGCCGCACCGCGGCGCGGCTTCGCAGAACCGAGAGGAGGTGATCCGAAGTACCTCGCTGAGGTGCGGCAGCTGCCGTGCCTTTACTGCGGGGTCGAGCCGTGCGGCGAGGCAGCTCACGTGAAATACTCATGCGCCGCTTTCGGGATGAAGAACATGCTCGGCATGCGTGTCGACGACACGCGCGCCTTGCCGCTGTGCCGCGACGATCATCAGAACGCGCGGCACGCGCAACACCGCGGCAGCGAGGAAGCCTTCTGGGCGGCGCTCGGCATTAACCCCTATAACGTGACGAGGCGACTCTACGCGCAGCGCGGCGACCTGGTCGCAATGCGGGCAGTCGTGCTGGTCGCGATCGCAGAGCGGAGCAAGCAGCAATGAGCGCCGTCAGCATCATCATGGCCGGCGCCCTGCGCCGCGACCTTCTCGCCCGTGGCGTGCAGCACATCGACCTCGGCGATTGCGAGGCCATCATAGCGCGCCTGTTCGACTGCGTCCGCGTCATCGAACACGGCGCCGCAGACGATGACGCCCCGCCAAAGCGATGCGCGACCAATGAGGTCGACCTGGACGGTAGCTGCATGGCTTGCGGAGCGGCCCAGGGTGAGGCGTGCCGGGCGCCTCGGAAAGGGGCTGACCAATGATCTCCGACGTGCTCAGCGATGCCGGCGACGAGATCCGGCGATACATGAATGAGATGCCCGAGGTCTATGTTCATCATCGACAGCGGATCAAGCGCCTGCTCGACGACATGGACACCTTGCGGATCCAGCTCGATACGCCACCGAGCGCCCATGAGGCGGTCGAGCAATGACCGAAGCCCAGCTTCTCGCCGACATCGCGTTGATCTCCGAGATCATCCTCGAGCACGGCGAGAAGTATGCGCCCTATCTGGATCGGCTCGAGGCCGAGCTCGAGGCTAGACGCCGCAATGATCCCATCAGCCGGGCCCGAGCACATCTGGCGCGCGCCACACAGACGACGGCCTAGCTGGCCACCTTCCTGATCAGCACCAGGGGCGCCGGCACATCTATCCCATGGGCCAGCGCAATCTGCTCGATGAATCCGAGCTTGAGGTGCAGGCTGTGGCCGGCGCCGTATTTCGGCTTCTTGGTGTCATGACCCATCAGTTCGTCTTTCATCTCGTCGGTCGCTGACGTGCCACGCAGCCGATCCTTAAAGCTGTGCCGCAAGGAATAGAGCGTGTGCCGCTCGGTCTCGCGCAGGCCGTGATCCGCGAAGAAACTGTTGACCGCCTTGGAGAGCGTATCGCCCTTGTCGCGGTAGCGCGGGAAGCCATCCGGGAAGGCGCGCATCGCCTCGAGCGAGACGCCGACCAGCGGCAGATCGCGCCACGAGAATTCGGTCTTGAGCACGCGATCGTCGGGGCGGACCTGGATGTGCGGGATGTTGCTGTCCAGATGAATCCGCGGCGCACGCAGGTTCGCGATCTCTGATGGCCTGGCGCCGGTGTTGATCATCACCAGCACGATCGCCCGCTCCTCCGCGTTCATGGCGTCCAGCGCGCCAGGCGCCAGCAGGCGGTTGACGATCCACCATGCCGAGAACGGCGGCCGCGGCCTGGACGTCTCTTCCTCGAGCATCAGGCCTGAGAAGACCTTGTCGAGCGGCCGGCGATGCCGACGCGCCACGGCCGAGAGCATGCCGGTGATTTGCGTGAGGCCACGGTTCGCGGTACCGGACTGGACCTCGCCGTCGACCACGCGCTCCGTCCACCAGTCGACGAAAAGCAGCGCGTCCTCACGGCTGAGCTGGTCGAACGGCTTATCGCCGACGACGTCGATCAGCCTGGACATCGCCAGCGTTCGGCCGTTGCGCCACTTGCGGAGCTGCTCCGGCGACTTCTTCGCCAGGCCCGCCGCTTTGAAGATCTCGACTTCGGCGAGCACCCCCGACAAGAGGATGGTCGGCAGCGGCACGCCGCCGAGCGCGGCTGCGACAGTCACCGGATCATGGCGGCGATCGCCGACCTCGAGCGCGGCCAAGCGCCTATGGATGTCGTCGATCGACTCCCGGACTGCCTCCTCCGCGGGCTTGTAGGGCAGCGCCAGCACGCGCGCGCGCTCACGGGCCTGTTCGAACGCCAGGGCGTCGGCACGCGCTCCGTGCCCCGCTTTGGCCCGCCAGGACGCCTCCAGCTCGCTTTCGATGATCGCAGCCTTGCGGGCGGCCTTCACGCCGGCCTTGTCGTCCTTGATCCGGACGCCGGTCGATATCCGAATATTGATCCGCGGCTCGATGGCGGCCGGGATCTGCTCCGGCCGCCGCCGCACATAGATCCAGATCCCGTTACGCCTGCCCAACCGCTCCGGCAT